AGTGCATCGTGCTGGAGCCAGGCGGGCTGCATGAGAGCCCGAAGCGGGAAGGAACCGGCTGGGAACGGCTGGAACCGCAATGCTATGTGATCCTGCGTCGGCGGGAGGCTGCGAAAGTTCGGGCCCCGCTTGCGGGGTCCATACGCAGTCGGAGCGAGTGAAGCCGGATGCTTGTGCCCGCGCAGCGGGCGTTCCCCGCAGGGGAAACTATCCGGCTGAGTGAGTGCAGACGGACGTGGAAGCTGTACGATGGAAACGCACTGCGCGGAGGCAGGGGACAGAGCCTTGCGAAACCTCGCACCTGACAGATAAAACACCGGTATTTTGCGCGTTATACCCATGCGAAAAGAGGGTGGAGCGGTGACAAAAGAGCAGAAGAAAGCGACCCGGCAGGCTCTGCGCCGATATGGCGAGGGGTCTGTTTGTGCTGCCTGGGCGCAGGTGATCGGGGCGGTGCTGGCCTGGTACGACCGCAATGACCCGGTATGCGCCCAGCTGCTGCGGCTGCGCTACCTGCAAGGTCTGCCAGAGGAAAAGGTGATCGCCCGGCTGTATGTGGGGCGAACGACCTACTACACCAAAGAGCTGGAAGCCCTGAGCACCGTGGCAGTGTGTGCAGCGGATGCAGGGCTGCTGCCCGGCGGGCAAATGTCCGGGGTAGTTGCACCCGGCGGGGCGTGATAGGCTATTTGCAAAGGCAGGTGAGAGAGTTGGCGAAAAAGCGGGCGTACTGCAAGAATACCGTGAAGGGAAAACAGCGGGGAAAGAAATACCAGGCGGCGTTCCGGGCAGAGGTGGTAATGGCCATGCTGGGCTCCAACTCCATCTGCGCTGTGGCGAAGAAGTACGGCGTGCCGGAATCGACCATCCGCAGCTGGATGAGCGAGGAGGCAGGCCGCAGTGATGCCTTTGCAAAGGCCCGGCAGGAAGCCGCGCGAGAGATCGCCATCCGGGCAAGCCTGGGGGTACGGGCACAGGTGACCTTTTTGCAGGGCCGGGCCGCCGAGAGCCAGCGGGCGGCGCAGATCACGGAGAGGCTGCACCGGCGTTTGGACGAGGACACCCGGGCCCGTGACTTTGCCGTGGGCACCCTGCTGAAGGACGACCCGGAGGAGCTGGCGGATGCCACCGAGACCGGGCTTGTGGTGTATGCCAGCCCGGGCAGCTACGACAGGCAGCTGGATGACACGGAACGCAGGCGGCTGAACGCCGAACTGGAGCGGTACGAGGGCCGGGTGATGAGCGACAAGAACGCGGCCGGTGTGGCCAAGGTGCTGATGGAAGTGGCAGAAAAGGCTGCTGCCATGGCCCCGGCGGAGAACACCGACAGCGAGAGCGGCCCGCCGATGGTGGAGATCGCGGCAGCCAGTGAGACGGACGGTCAGCAGGAGGTGGAAGTGGATGGCAATGCCTGAATATACAGATGGTGTGCTGGAACTTCTCAGGATAGAGGAGGATAATTTGCAGGACTTTCCGGTGGAAAAGGTAAGATCTACCGGGATGCATATCTGGTACAGGGAGCTTTCTGTATTTGATACAACACGAGCTAAGCTGTCTGCAGATGGAATAGAGGTTACAATGAAAATCAGTATTCCACAGTATAAGCAGGTCAACAGCAAGTGCATCTGTGTAATAGATGGAGCACAGCATGAGATATACAATGTGGCTCACGTGACCACTAAAGACGGTTTCAAAGAAACAGAACTGACACTTAAGACTCCGGCATATGACAGGGAGGTATATGATGACGAAACAGGAACTTAGTGAGATGTTACATGCCACTGGCTGTCCGGTCAATGAAGGAATATCTGATCTTGATAATGGAAAGAAGTTTCCGAGAATTGATTATTGGGAAATAGCATGGGATGATGTGATGGCATCAGGTGACAACTATGAAGATAAAATCACATGGCAGGTGAGCTTTTATTCTCGCACACCAAGAAATGAAAAGCTGATAATGCTGAGAGATATGATGCGCAAAAAGGGACTACACCCAACTATCCTGCATGAATTTATTACAGACGATAAAATTTGGCATTCGTATTTCTCGCTGGAGACAATGAATGAATGATATTACATTTGAAGATTCCGGAATGGAAGAATTTCAGGATATGCTTGGAAGTTATCTTTCAAAAGTGGACGAAAAAAGTGCTCTGGATGCAATAGAGGAGGGAGCAAAGGAGTTTGTTAACGACCTGTTGCGCCTGCCAAAGCCAAGAAGAAAGGTCACAGCTCCGGGATATACACATCTGGTTGACTCATTTAGTTATAAGCGTGATAAGACAGGAATAGATGTGGGATGGGGCAAGTATTACGGACCGATGCTTGAACATGGCACGAAAAAAATGAGCGCCAAAGCTCACTTGAAACCATTATTTGAACAGAACAAAGAAAGATACTATAAAAAAATGATAGCAGCATTGGATTTATAAAACAGGAGGCAATTATGGCAATTAAAACTAAGCGACCACCAATGAAGGAGACAATAGGAGCTCAGTATTTGTGCTTCAATACAATGGATACAGATGGCAGGTGGACATCCACATTTGCGGAAGAGGTGGAGAAGACAGAAGTAGTTAAAAGTGTAAAAGTCACGGAAAATGGAGAGGCTTCTGATACATATGCTTCAGGTACAGTATATGACAGCGATATCTCCACGACATCAACGGATATTGAAGTTGAGGTCGTTGCTTTCCCAGCTGATACACTTGCAAAATTACGTGGAGACAATGTTGATGCGGATGGTCTTATTCTTTCAGGTGGAAACAGACCACGACCATATTTTGCTTATGGTAAGGTGGTCAAATTAAGAAAAGGCGGATATAGATACGACTGGTATCCGAAGTGCAAGCTAAGTGAGAACTCTGATGATATATCAACATCTGAGGAGAAGGCAAACGAGCAGACAGATACAATCAAAATCAAAGCATATCCGTTCAATGAGGATGGAGACATTGTTGCAAGGGTAGAGAGTGCATCTGCACCGGAAGGACTCACAGAGGAAAAATTCTTTAGTAAGCCGGTACTTACAAAAGATGATCTTGTGGTAGCAGTTGGGAAAGTGAGTGGAAAGGTCTGATTAGATGAATAAAGGTAAGATGATAAGATTGACTGATGGAACGGTAATAGAAGCCAAAATGAATTTTGGAACTATTTATTATCTTGATCAGATAGGTGGTTCAAAGCTTGGACGGAGAATAGACAAACTTGAAAAGATTGGAAAAGCAACAGACAGCGACAAGATGAATTTTGCAGCGAAGCTTATCTATGCAATGGTAAGAAGCAATGGGAGAAAAGTGACATTTGATGAAGCACTTCAGCTTGTGCCACCGGATCCAACAGAACTTCTTGAAGTTGTAGAGGCTTATCAGAAAGAAGTTGACAAAATTAAAAAAAAAAAGGAATCGAAAGCACAGATGAAAGCATTCAGCTCGAGATAAATTGGGCTGAATATATGGTTGATGCGAGAGAGATGGGAATGACAGAGGACGAGTTCTTCCATTCATGTCCCGTCTTTTTTTGCGAACAATACGAGATATTCTGTGAGAAGAAAGCGAGGATGGTGAGAACGTTATATGGCGGATGAACTGAAGAGAGTTGGATTAGTGTTTAAGGCAGATGGTGCAGCAGACTTTCAAAAGACGATGCAGCAGGTAAATACAGCCGTTCAGGAAAATAGTAATTCGTTTAAACTTGCAAAAGCGGCATGGGATGACAGCACTACTGCAGTTGAAAAGTTAAAAGACCGTCAGGAATATCTGGCAAAACAGACGGACGTTTATTCTGATAAGGTGGAAATTCTGAAGCGTGAGCTTGAAGAAATGAAATCTGCAGAAAACAGAAATGAGGATGCAGTCCGAAAAAAGCAGAACCAGCTTACAAGCGCACAGATTAGTTTAACAAAATATCAGAAAGGCCTTGCTGAAGTAACAGAAGAACTTGAGAGCGGGGCAGCAGAAAGTAAGGAACAAATTAGGAAATTATCTGATAAAATTGCAGAGTCTACAGATAAAATTAAGGCGAATGAGATTGAAATCGAAGCTCTTAAATCGAAATATGACGATCATATAAAGTCGATTGTAAAATATAAAGATGAACAGAAGTATCTTTCAAATCAAACAGAGAATTACGAAAGAATACTTGAATCATTAAAAAAACAATTGGATATTCTTAAATCTGCTGAAAATAAAGATGAAAAAGCAATTCAGGACAAAAAGAACGAGATAAATGAAACTACTACAAAACTTAATGGTTACAAAAGTAAGCTGGAAGATGTTGAGCAAAAGCTGAAAAGCGGAGCAGCTGTAACGGAAGGTTATGCTGAAAAAGTACAGGCTTTTGGAAATAAAGCAAAAGAGACAGGGGATAAGTTTAGTGGAATATCAACGGCGGCAGCAGGCATAGTAGCGGCAACAGCAGCTACAGTACCTGCAACAGCAGAATATCGTAAAATTATGGGATCGCTTGAGGTGTCAAGCCAAAATGCAGGGTACACAGCAGAACAAACAGCGGAAAGTTATAGAACCTTATATGGTGTGCTTGCAGATGATCAGACAGCTGCAACAACTACGGCCAATCTTCAGGCGTTAGGTTTGTCACAAGAAGAATTAAGCACGGTAATTGAGGGGACGATTGGTGCATGGGCAACTTACGGGGATAGTATTCCCATTGATGGACTTGCAGAATCAATCAATGAGACTGTGAAAACAAGTACTGTTACGGGGACTTTTGCGGATATGCTCAATTGGGCGGGAACTTCAGAGGATGCATTTAATGAAAAGCTTGCAGCTTGCGGAAGCGAAAGTGAGAGAGTAAACCTGGTCATGCAGGAAATGGCGAATCAGGGTCTCGTAGATGCAGGAAAAAAATGGCAGGAAAACAATAAGAATTTGGTAGACGGAAATAAGGCAACAGCAGATTTCCAACAGGCAACAGCTGAGCTTGCGGATACAGTTGCACCGCTGATTACCAAAATTACAGAATTGGTTGCCGGATTGATTGAAGAGTTTAATCAGCTCTCCCCGGAAGGACAGAGATTGATTGCCGGATGCGTATTGGTAGTGGCAGCAGTTGGCCCTGTGTTTTCTATCATAAGCAAGGTAGCAGGAGGGGTTTCATCACTAATTGGCATTATATCTAAAATTGCACCTGTATTAGGACCTATAAAAACTGGTTTTGCAGCAGTAAATGCAGTCATGGCCGCTAATCCAATACTTATAATTATTGCGGCAGTTGCAGCACTTATAGCTATTTTTGTGACACTTTATAATAAGTGCGAATGGTTCAGGGATGGTGTAAATGCCATATTCGGAGCTGTAGCCGATTTTATCAAGGGAGCTATTGATAAGATTAAAGGATTCTTCGATTTCGATTGGAAATTACCAAAAATAAAGTTGCCTCATTTTAAAGCGAGTGGAGAGTGGTCACTTTCCCCACTTAAGGTACCTAAAATTTCTGTGGATTGGTATGCGAACGGAGGAATCCTGAACAGTCCGACAATTTTCGGACAGAACGGTAACTCATTTATGGGTGGAGGAGAAGCAGGCAAAGAGGCTGTATTACCAATTGAGTTATTGAAAACTTACATGCGAGAAGAAAATGAGTCAAATAACAGTGTATTAGCCTCCATGATTGCGGATGCAATACAAAAAATGACTTTGGTATGTCAGAATGACATTTATATTGGAGACAAGAAGTCGATCACATTACTTACAAATCTCGTTCTTAAGCAGATGGCAAATAAGACATTAGCAACACAGGGGGCGAAAGGAAAATAATGCAGGACATACAATACAATGACATAAGAGGCTCTTCGCTTCAGATATTTGCCCGGGAGTTGATATCTATTCCTGCCGCTCAGCCGAATATGGAAGAGGTAAAACTATCAGGGCGGGATGGAACCATATACAAGTTTAATGGCACATATGCAGCAACACCAATAAAGATACCATTTAATTATATCGGAGTAGTAGACAGGTGGAATGATCGCTGGAGAATGGCAAAACAGTGGCTGTCAGAAAGAAATGCAAAACTTATTATATCCGATGATGCAGGCTTTTTT